TTTCACAATCTAACAGTAAGACAGTGCTAGATAAAGTCTTTGATCCACTACAAGCAGGAGTACGTTTAGGATTTTTAGGATTAGAAGATTTATATAGAACAACAGTAGATCGTCCTATCAATTCATTTATAGCAAGTACGTTTGGTGATAAATCAGAGAATCTATCTTTTGCTGACGCATATAGACAAAGTGGTAAATCAACTGTTAAACAATTGTTTGGTGAAATGAACAAAGGTAAAAAAGTAAATTTAGGTGAAGGGTTCTTACCTGTATCAGAAACGTTCGACGCACAGAATCCACAGTCTAAATTTTATGATGAATACCAATACATGATACGATCAGGATTTGATCAAGGTAGAGCAGAACAAATAATACAAAACTATCTAGGTACACCAATAACTTCTATAGATAGACAAATGCAAGAAGGTAATGAGAATTTTACTATTAGTAATGAAAAGGGTACAGTTCCCATATCTTTAGGCAGATCGTTAGCACTACAAGTTGCAGAACCTAATACAAGAACATTTAATGTTGTATCAGGTGTATTAGACGCAGGTAAAGCATTGTTCTTAGATCCTGCAAACTATTTAACATTAGGCATGGGTGCATTTACAAAAGGTAGAAAATCTTTAAAGATACCTGATTACTTAGAAAAGATTTTAAATGATACACCTGTAGATAAGATGACTAAAGCACAAAAAGAATACATCGGTGCTGTAAACAAAAGTTGGGGTTTACCGTTTATATCAGGTAGATCAGTATCTAATTACCTTGTTAAAGATGAAGGTGGTAAGAAATTAATTAATTATTTTGCAGAGTTAGATGATCCTAATAAGTTTATAGAACTTACTGGTATTACTGATAGAGAAGCTATCACTGCTTTTATGGATGTATCACAAGACTTTACAAAGTCAAGTGCAGATAAACAAACAGCAGTTAAAAACTTACTTACAGAATTTTTAGAAGATCCTTTTGGACCTATGGGTACAGGAGAAAAACCAACAGTAGGTGCAATAGGTAGATTCTTAGGTGGTGCTACAGAAGAGTTGTTAGGCGGAGTACCTGAAGGTACAGGTAAATTATTTGGTGCTAAAAAAGTTATTAAGACAAAACTTATGGATAGTCCTAATAGATCAGCAAGAATACTATCTACGTATGCAGGAGAGTTTCCATATAGATATGTTGATAGCAATCAGTTAGATGACGCTGTAACAAACCTAAAAGGTTTCATGGATCAAACAACTATGGATGGTGTTGCTAAAAATCAAATACTTAACAGAGCTATACGTTTAGAAGATGGAGATCAAACAGGTTTATTTAACGTTGTAAAAGATATGGTAAAGTTTACTGCTGATGATCTAGTAGATAACTACGGTGTCAATGCAGAAGACGCATATACATTTAGCAGGATCTTTGAAGATTACTTACCTGAACTACGCGCATATTTTATAGATTCTGTAACAGGTAACAACGTAGCTAATCCTGGTGCAAAGATAAGTCAAACAATTGTTGACAACAAAGCATTCGTTAATCCTGATCCGCATTTATTAACAGAGTTTATCGAACGTACAATACCTTTACCTGATCCTTCACAATTAGCAAAAGCTATGAACTCTATGTCTTTAATTAGAGCTAAAGCGTCAGAACAAGGTATAGACATGTTTAGTAAACTACCTGCCAAAATTAAATCAGGAACTATGTCAAAGATTATAGATAGTTACTACGGTGACTTTTGGAAACCATTCGTATTATTACGTGGTGCCTGGTTACTACGTGTTGTTGGTGAAGAACAATTACGTATGTATACACGTGGTTATGACAATATATTTAGCAGACCGTTATCTGTATTGTCTTTAGGTATACTTAAAAAACCTAGCAGTACAGAAGCTGCACGTTGGACAAGCAAGAATGTAGAGTTTAAAGATTTACTAGGTAACCCGTTAGAAGAAGCACTTGAATGGCAAGCTGCTAGTTCACGTAGGTATGGATCTAATAACTTTGATCATCTATTCGGTGGTAACTACAGAGCAGGCAAGAGAAGAAAAAAACCTGGTGTACACCCAATGGATACTATTACAAAAGAAGAAGCATTAGCGGCACAAGAGACAAGACCACAATTATTACAGAAGTATTTTGATGATGGGATTGTAAGAGAAGTTGCGCATTTACATTACGATAGATTGTTTAATCATTTGTTTAGAGGTGCTTTAACTAAAAAACAAAGAGATCAAAGAATGAAAGAGTTTATAGAAGGTACTTCTACTAGAGCGCAAGATATTATAGAAGCATACTCACAAGGTGGACCTACCTATAAAGCTAGAATGTCCACAGCAGGTGGTAGATTTGCATACACTGAATCTATTTATGCTAGAGCAAACCAATTAGCAGGTGGTGCTTTTGATCAGAACTTAGACGTATTAGAAGATTTAGCTAATAAAATGAACATAGACGATCTTGACTTCGGTAAAACACCATTCCCATTATCTATAGAAAAAACTGCTAACACAAACATATTTGAAATGCTTGTACGTAACAGACTAAATAGAATAGATGGCAAACAATATACAACTGAAACCTTAGATGATTTTTTTGATAGCATACAGAATGGAGATAACACTCTATATAAAAATGTTAAGAAGACTCTTATGTCAGATGAGTACATAAATGATCTACCTAACGTTGTTGCTGTAGGTAAAACAGATTACATTGATGATGTAGGCAAGATGGAGTTTTATACTAACAAAGCATTCGACGCTTTAATGGGACAAAGAACTGACAATGCTTCTAGGTCACCAGTCTTTAGACAAGCATACTGGAGAACAATATACGATATGCTTCCATACATGTCTGCGAAAATGCGTAACACAATGATGGAGGGTGGTAACTATATTGTAGGAGGTAAAGAGTTCAACGTATCGGGTGCTTTAAATGCAAACTTACCTGGTGAAAACTTAATGTCTTCTCTACGTGCAGATATTGGATTGCCTGCACAGAAGCTACGTAAAACTGATACAGAGATAAACATTGACATGTTCCAAAGAAAAATTAAAGAACTGAATGATCGTGATGTAAAAGCAGGTCTAGATTATCAAGATGTAGATGATGAGTTTGAAAAGTTTCAGACAGCTTATTTAAAACGTAAAGGTGATCTAGATAAACAACTTACAGATAAGACTGAAGAACTAGCTAAGTTAGAACTAGACATAACAGGTACTTATGGATCAGGTGTTAGTTACGAAGATGACATTGTACCTATGAATGTTAAAAAAAGAGTAGACGATCTACAAGAAGATATGTTTGATCTAGAAGCAAAACTAGAAACCAATAAAGAATTGTTTGATTCAAACTTAGAGACAAGATCAGAACTACTAGGTTTTACAGATAAATCAGGTGACGTTGACTTAATTGATAGAATAGCAAAAGCACGTGCGTTAACAGAAGTGCAAGAGTTATTGTATGACTTAACTAAACGTAAAAAGGTTGCATACAACCTACGTGGCATATTCCCATTCGGCGAAGCGTACATAGAGATTATGACAACATGGGCTAAGTTATTAAAAGAAAACCCTGAAATTACACGAAGAGGACAAGTAACAGTTAATGCTTTACGTGGTGACAATCCATTTAGTCCAGTACAAGGCGAAGGATTCTTAGGACAGGATGAAGTTACTGGTGAAGAAGTATTCTATTATCCTATGATTGATGATTTAGCTTCAGACGCATTGTTTGGTGAAGATCGAAATGTAGGAGTAAGGTTTCCTGGTTATGCTTCATCAATTAACTTAGCATTAGAAATAGTACCTGGTATTGGACCTGCTGTAGCTATACCTGCTAGTTTCTTTGTTAATGCTAGTCCAAACTTTGACGAAGCTAAAAAAATATTATTCCCTTATGGATTACCTGATGTAAGAACAGCAGGAGATCTTATTTCAGCAGCAGGTGTACCTGCATGGTTACGTAATACATACCAGGCATTGTACGCATATAACGAAGATGTTGGACAAAACGAAATAACACGTATTGCTTCTAACACTACTATTGATGTATACCGAATATTAAAAGCTAATGGTTCAGATGATCGTACTTCGCAACAACAAGAAGAACTTATGAAAGAAGCTAGATCTATTGCTAGGAACTTAACCTTAATTAAAGCTGCTTCACAATTTGTTGGTCCAGTAGGACTTAACCCTAGATTTGATATAGGCAACGATAAGAATGCAGGACATGTTTATTCTATGCAAATACTTGCGGACAGATACAGAGAGATGTTACAGACACCACCTAAAGATGAAGTTACAGGACAATTCCTCTATGCACCTGGAGATAACTACTCAGCTACTAAGTTCTTTATTGATGAGTTTGGATTTAATCCACTAGACATTGCTACACCTAAGACAGTAGTTATAGAACCTAGACCAGTAGATGAACGTGGTGTAAAGTTTCAATTAGAAAATCCTGAAATATTTGAGAACTATACTTTTACTGCACAGTATGCAATACCACAAGGCGGAGGTGGACCATTCGATTATGAAGCATATGTACGTACAATTGCTAATGAACAAAGAGAACCTCTTAAACCTGAAGAGTGGCTAGCTAAAAGGAATCAAAGACTAGGTGATTTCTTTATGGAAGATAAGAGAGTAAGTACTTTACAAACATATGACATAACAGATCCATATCAGAATCAAATGCGTGAGAGAGAAATGGCATTATCTAGAGATATTGCTAGATCAAAGTTTCCAGGATTCGATTCTACGATACCTGGATTACCACAAACATCTACATTAGATATGCAATTTGAAGAGCTTAAAAATTGGGAAAAGAGTAGAACCCTATCACAAACAGCAGTAGGTAAAGACTTACGTGTTGTATTAGGGTTTATAGATACGTTAGAAAAACGTGCATTAGTTGTTGGTTTATCTAAAGAAGGTTGGAAAACATCAAGGACTATGTTAAAAGAACGTCAACAATTACGTGATACTATAGGTATGTTAATAAATAAGAACCCTGATTTTCAAATATTAGCAGAACGTGTATTGCTACCTTTATTCCAGGAACGTACAGATTTCTTAGAAGATTTACAGTATGACTATGATACACTTAATGAATATGGTGTGTACTTACCAAACGTACCTGGTACAGAGGATATTTAATGACAGAAGAATTTAAACAGGCGCTAGTACAAAGTATTATAGATCAGCGTGGTTTTACAGAAAATGAACAGATATATAAAGATCTTGTTGCATTAGTCAAAGAATCTAATGATCAATTGTTTATTGCTAAAGTGTATAACGATCTAGCAATGTACGACAAAATACAAGCACAGATGTCTAATCAGTTAATAAGTTTTGAGTCTGCATACAGTGGAGTTATGGGACAACCCACTGCTAACCCTACACTTGCTACATTTAACAAAGCAGTAGATAACAATGCAGAGTCTCGTACATGGAGAAATCCTCAATCCCCAAAAGAAGAAAAATTTGCAGCAGATATATATAGAGGTTTAGATGTTGCTGCAGGGCTTAAAGGTCCTGAAGGTTCAGAAAATGCTAGTAAGTATTATGACTATTTAAACACAAAACTAGAACAAATAGTTGAAGAGACAGGTACATTAGGAGTTATAGTTAGACCACCACGTGGTGAGGGTGGACAGATTTATGTCACAGAAGATCTTAATGAATGGTTTCTTAACAATCCACCTAGAGATATGACAGAAGGTTTTTATCCTACAGAAGGTAAAGATTATAAAAAATATCCTGGATTTGCTAAACCTACAATATTAACAAAACCAGTTATGACTTTTAATGATGAGTCAGGATACTACGAACATACTGGAGATTACTTGTTTGGTGCTGAAACTTTTAATGACAGTGGTAAATTTAATACAGCTTTAGATACTGGTGATACATTCCAGGTAGCTGTTGGTGTGAATAGACCTGACGGCACAAGTACTGGAGAAGTACAGACACTAAGCTATGATGAATTGCAATTACTTAATTCAGAAGTAGAAGGTGATCCATCTAAAACTATTATCAACGTATCAGGTGATAAACAAGAAATTAATGCACAATTACAACAATGGATTGATTTTAATACACAACAAGCTAATGCACCTGAATATGATATTTTTGGAGGGATCTCACCTGACTATGCAATATATAAACAACCTGATGTAGCAGACGCTTTTAAAGACGGAGATCCTACAGCAGCACAAATGAAGGACGCTATGTTACCGCAGCAAGTATATGCAGGTAATATTCCTGAAGGTCAGTTTTATGGTGGCACAGATCACATATCAGGTCAAGGACCAGGTATGAATGGTACACAGAAAATATCATGGATCTCATTAGCGCCACAGGAAATAAAAGCTGTACAAGTAGATTTAATGCAAGCAGGTTATATAACTGCTGAAGACTTCTTTTTAGAACAAGGTGCATGGCAAGGTAAAACATCACAAGGTATGTACTCTGCTATGGTTGACGCAAACTTAAACATGATAGATGTGTATTCACAACTTAACAGTGAGAAGGAACGTTATTTCAAGAAACCACCTTTAGCACCTAAAGTATATGCAACACCATCTCCAGGATTTATTAAAGGAGAAATAGACAATGCACTCAGATCTGCAGGAGTTACACGTAAACTAACAGACGCAGAACTCATTGCTTTTAGTGATTTCTATATAGGCGCAGATAAAGATTATGAGACAGCAAGTGCAGAATATAGTAAGAATCTTGATTTAGCTAACAGGTTATTTCCTGGCGCACCTGATAGTATTTCTATACCAAGTACACCAAGTGAAGAACTTGCAGCATTTGCAGAACAAAAGTTTGAACCTGAACTAGCAGCACAGCAGAGAGGTATACAAGAAAAGAATGATCTTAGCTTTTTGTTTAGTTCATTAGATCAATTCGATAATATGATTGGAAGATAATGGATAATGAAGATAAAGTTATGCAACTTCTTGATGATCTCAAAGAAAAATACGGAGAGTTTTTAGACAGTACTGCTAGTGAAGCAGGAGATGGCAGCGGTTTACATTTTGATTTAACAAGTGGAAATATAATCAATGGTAATGAAATATATATAGAATCATTTTATTTAAAACCTGAAGCACAAGGTCAAGGCATTGGTAGAAAAATGGTTGACGCTTTAAAACAATTATCAGACGAAATAAATGTACCTATTACTTTATTAGATAAAACTTTAGAATCAGCATACAGTAGTAGCTTTTGGAGAAACATGGGATTTGATCTTGATGATGATACAGCTTCAGCATTCTATAATTACGAAGGAGATCCTCAAAGTTCAAGATTTGCAAAAGAAAGTTTGCTATTAGACGAAGGACTATCTGACGATGTTGCAGAAGTTAACAATGACTTTGTATATGAGAAATTTAAAGATCGTCAGAACACAGCAGACAATGTAATTTTTAAAGAAGCACAAGATGGGACTATAGAACTTCTTGTTATTAAACGCAAGCGTGGTCCACATAGAGATTTGTTTGCGTTACCTGGTGGCATAGTTGAAGCAGAAATGTCTGATGAAAAAATAATTAAAAGTGTTGTTGATCCTAATGAAGTAGGACGTTTGCAAGAGTTCTATTTTAATATTGATGGTAAATTTATACCAAACGAAAGCGGAAGTGCTTCTAGAATTTTTGCATTAGAAGCATTGCGTGAAGCAGTTGAAGAAGTTGGTTTAGAGAGTAAATTTATTAGAGCTTCACAACCTTTACCTATTAAATACAATAGATATGATTGGGACGCAAGAGCAGCTAGTGGTGTAAACGTTGGTGGTGCGTTTACGATTATAAAAGATTTACAAAATGATGAAGTAGTCAACGGACAAATAAAATCTACTTTTACAGAATGGAAACCAAAAGCAGGAGATGACGCTTTATCTTATCAATGGATAAAACTTGAAGATGTTATTGACGGATCAGCAGAACTTGCATTTGGACACACAGAGTTTGTAGAAGACGCATTAACAACTTCTTTAAAAAACAAATATTTTGATAAATCTAATATGTTTACAATAATTAAAGGCACAGCTGTATATGATTTTGAAGATGTTGAAAATCTTAAAATACAAACACAAGCTGCTGCAAAACGAAACATTGATATTATAAACGGTAGTAATGTAGTACGTGAACAAGTTGGTCAACCAATAATACCTATAGAAGGTAACAATGTTATTGATCGTCAAAACAAAGCAATGATTGATAGCATTAGACAAATGGGTAAAATGGATTATGGCAATAATATAAAATTCAATGCTATGGATCAAATGAGATCTGACTTTATATTTATAGATATTATGCACTCTGCAATAAAAAACCCAACAATAGTTACATTAGGTTCTGCAGATATTGAAGGCAATGTAGTACCTACAAGAAATCAAATGATGAACAGCGAGTTTATTTTTGACGCAGACCTAACTGAGAAAGGTAAAAAGCGCGTTACAAAATTAATTACAGAACATACTAAAAGATATTACAGATCTTTATTAAAAAGAAAATTAAACGAAGGCATGCAAATAACACCAGTTATTGTTGCTATGCAACAAAATGCAGATAAAATTATTAACAGTCAAGAATTTAAAACAATAATTTCAGAATCATTTGAACGAGTAATGGTGGAAGAAGCAGATGACAATTTGTATTATTTAAAAAGTGCTGATACTGACGCTGCACTTTATTCTTTTTTAGATCCCCAAAATACAATCATTGCTAAAGAAGGTTTAGAGGTTGCAGTTGATGATCTTATTGAGTATCAAAAAAATAACAATCCTGCAGTAGGTAATGCGATGGAATCTATTAGAAATAAAAATAACAAGTTTTATACTAAAACATTTCCCGAAGAGATATATACACCTGCATGGGATTACTATAAAAACAATTCACCTGCTATGCCTGAAGCTATGTTAGATACACAAAAGCTAGTTAAAACTGCTGACGGTAATTTAAGTGGGATGGTTTATCACGGTGGTAATGGTCTTAACGCAAAAGGTAGAAAAGTTTTAGACATACTGCAAACATATTTACCTGCTACAAATTTTGGAACAACTGCACCTATGATGGAATTTGAAAATACTATGCAAGGATTTTTAAACCGTATTACCTACGAAAATAATATTGACTGGTTAGATCCTAGAAAATATAGAAACCAACAACTACGTTTAAATTATATGTACACAACTTCAAATCCATTTCTTGCAGCTTCATATGCAACAGGTGGTCATAATCCAGGAACAATAAGTGCTATGAATAATGAAGTGTTCGACGCAGTATATCAAATATTAAATCACCAAGATATTCTAGATGTAGATGATACAGACTTAATAGACATGATGAATCGTGATTTACGTGAAATTGGTTTAGAAGTAGTAGTGAATCCTAAAGAAGGAAACTATTTAAAAAGTGTAACTAATGAAAACACATTGTTAGTTGATCCAGGTATTATGCAAATAAAATTCAATGCAGAACCAAATTCAATATTACATACAGACATGCCACTTATAAGACAAACTAATAATCCTAATGTTACAAAACTATTAGGACAGGTTATACAGAACTCTAGTCCTGAACATGTGCTATCAGAAGAGTCACTTGATTATTTAATAGAAGATTTACACAAAGCAGCAACAAGTAGAGATTTTCAAGTTATAAGAACTGAAGAAGCAGATAGAATAGTTTCTCAAATGTTACTTGACGCAAGAAAAGATGGTCCTGCAAGAGAAACAATTAAAAAATATTATACAAATATTATGAGTACCGATGAAGGTATGGAAGTTGTTATTAAAAATATTCTTAAAGGCAAAGATGAATTTAAAATAAACTTTAGTAATATGCAAGATATTATGGCAGGAATGATTAGACCAAGAGAAGCAATAGCAACTGAACTATATAATGAAGCATTTCAGTATATTAAAAAAGTTGATCGTACTTTTGATAGTACAACATTTGTTACTCCCGAATGGTACCATACGAATCGAACTACAGCAGGACACGTTTTATTTACTGCAAAAGCAGATGAGTTTTTTCCATATAAAAGAATACAATTTGAAGATATGTTTGAATTTGCTGCAACGCAAGTAGATCCTGCTTCACTAGGTTCACATCAAGCTATTTCTGAATTGTTGTCCATTAAAAATATTACAGAGTATCTAAATGATTATCCACAACTTAAAGCAGAGTTCTTTAAAGATTTACCATTGGAAATGGGATATGAATATATTGCAAAAGGTGGGAATGGAATCAGCATAAATGATAATCTCCTACAAGATATGGCTATAGCTGCTGAACTAATTAGACAAAAACATGCACTACGCTATGAAGCAAAAAATCTAGATGGTAACTTTAGAGACTATAATCCTAATGAAAATGGTGGAAGTAAGTTAGTAGATGATTTAGTTTACGAATCTTTTGGTTTTAAAGATGGAGATAGAGACCTTATAAACTTTTTAAATCAGATGAATGGACAAACTAGAAGCACTCCAATACCAGGAGGAAATCCAACTAAATACGCAGATATAGCTTTATTAAAATCTCTATCCGAAAGCGGTATAGAGATAGTTGCAGGTACAGGCGGTGGTCGTCAAAGAAATAATTTCCATGATGTTTTCGGTATAGTAGATCCAGGTGACAAGTTTGGTACAGGAATACCAAGAAAAACAACCTACGATATTAAAGCAACAGAATTAAATGAAGATACTTTATTTTTACTTGATCAAATAAATATGGGTACAACAAGTCTTAATGATCTTGATGATAACAGTATTAAACAAATTGCTAATTTTATACCTATAGAGACAATTATGCAAAATGAAGAACTTACTGATATAAAAAAACAACAGTATTTAGAGTTGTATAGTACATTAAATATTAATGACGAACGGTTTTTTAATCTTAGTGAAATAAATCCTACAGCAATTGATGGTGTATTTTTACAAAACTTTGACGAGCTTAGAGAACTTATTGCAAGACAATCTATATTTGGTGATGTCCAAGATAACGTAGTACAAAATCATGCAACAAAAGTTATGGATGAATTGTTTGCACAAGTACCTGCAGAAAATGTAGCAAAAGTAGCAGCAAGAAATGGTCTACTCCAAACATTAGGTAATGGGTTTGATCTATTTGACGCTGCAGTATTAGGACCAGTTATGTTAGATCTTTTAGTTTCAAAGACAACAGGTGTAGGAAATGCTACTGAAACTATAGGTGGTGCAGTCGCAGATGTTGCACAAGACATTTATGATCCAAGCAAAACTGACACAACTTTTGAAAAGCTATATGGATCTCCTGAAGATCAAGGTACCTTAGCAGGTAGTGTAAGTGGTACATTCGATATATATAAAGAAGCAGCTAATCCTATAGTTGAAGAAGCAAAGAACAATAAGTTACTCGGACCAATGTTTGAGAGTATTAAAGAAGGTGCTATTTCAGCATTAGATACTGTCAAAGATGGGTTCGGTATGAACGATTGGATATACAATGTCAAAAGAGATATGTATGTATCTACTAAACTAAAAGAAAAAGGTTACAATGGTAAAGATAGACGTATACCATCAGGACTTGTTTCACAACTAGAATCAGAATATGAAGCAGGTTTACCAAAACTAGAAGATAAATACGGGAGACCATTAGATGTTGCTGACAGTACTAATTTTCCTAAGTACAATCCAGGTAGGAGATAATATGTTTGACGCAAGAAGTTTTCCAGTTATAGAGGGTGGAGGTAATTATCCACTTATTAAATATAGAGAAGACGGTATTGGTGTAGTAGATCCTAACAGAGTATATGAAGCTATGATGAATCACAGAAAATCTAATGCTAGAGACTACAACGGTAGAAAAAAAGTAGCATGGTATGAAAACGGTAAAGACATGGCAGATGAACTGTTAACAGTATTTGGTGTTGAGAGTGCAAGTAATCGCACTAAAGATGGTGAGATTTTAAATATTAATAATATACCTTACAATGCACATGCAGAATATAACGTACCAGGTAGTGGTGAAAGTTATGGATTAATGCAAATAGACGTTATGGGTGACAATAAAACCTATGTGATGATGGCAATGGATAATAAGTATGCAGAGGAAATAAATAAAGCTACTTCAGTAACTGAACGTAACGCTATAGGTGCAAAGCTATTTGAAGAAAATAGAGATGAAGCTATAGGTTTTCTTAAAGACATAAACAATATAGATAAACATATGATGATTGCTAGTACTATATTTAATGACAATGGTATGGATGGTTGGAATGCTTACGGTAATTATAAGAATGGTAACGATCAGGGATTTAAAGATCTATATGAATCAGTACAATTAGCTAATGAAGAGCGTGTGTACAGCACATGGGACCAGGATCTTATGATTCAAAACCGTAAGAACACAGCAGACATGTTACGTATATTGGAATTACGTGACGAAATGCCTGTTAATATAGAGGATAGAGCGAAAGCATTGATAGACGCATACACTTCTTTAAAAGAAAGACGTGAAGATATGACTGATTTTGCTGATAAGAAAATAGAAAAACTAAAACCATTTGCAGGGATATATGGCAGCTAATTTAATACCACAGTTACCAAGCGATACACAAGTTTGGCAAGAGATAAATGAATCAGGTCAATCTATATATTATCTTGTTTATAAACTACCGCAAGAAGCAGCAGAACTATCACCTGGTTTAGAGAACTTTACATTCAGATATAAGGTTAAAGATTTGAAATCAATTACTGCTACAGGTACTGTAACACCTGACGTAGTCATTACAAAGAATGGCGAAGTCTATAGTACAGAAGGTAGTTCAAATATTACAGCTGATGAATATACAAACAGTTTTTACTTTGGAGATCATACGCAACTAGCAGCTATACATGGTGGTATGGAAGCAGGTGCAGTTGGTTATGAATACTTTATAGAAGCATTAGAACAAGAGTCTAAATATAAACCTTACATATTCAGTAAGAATGCAGCAGGTCAATATGATTATCTTGCCGTTGCATTAGAAGCAGCTAAAGAAGGTAGGACAGCTAGAGAATCAGAACTATCACAAACTACCTGGTGGCTAAAGCATACAGATACAGAGAGACAGCAGATGAACTTTGCACATAAAGATCCTGCTACATTTAGTCAACAAGGTATTAAAACAAGAGAAGATATTATTGGCAGGATGTTATCAGCAGGTTTAACAACATTAGATCCTGCAGTCATTGACGCTATTACACAGAAAAAACAATACGGTATGTTTGATGATAAAGATATAACTAACACGATTAACAAACTTGCTAATCCATTAATTAGATTTACATTAGATCCTGAAGTTAAAGCTGCATTAGAAGGCAAGACTTTAGAAACTATAGAATTTACAAGACAAATGGAAAATACAATTAACTCCATACTAGGTCCTGGTACATCAGATAACTTTAACTTAGAACAACTTAGTGCAGACTATACAGATAACCCTACAGCTTTCACGCAAGAGTTTTTACCTAAGTTACAAGATCAATTTCAAACTACATACGCACAGTACAAAGGTACTAACGTCAAAGCATATGAAGAAATAGCACCAAGTTTAAGAAGTGAATGGGTAAGCATAACAGGACAAAAAGCAGACGAAACCACTGCACAATGGAAACAGTTTGCTGCTACTAATGATATAGCAGAACGTAAAGATATAGCATTCGCAGCAGCAGCAGAGCTAGGTACACAAGCATATAGAGATCAAGTAATAAGTGATTTAGAAAACAACTTTGGTAAAGCAGGTGCGCGAGCAACAGGAGGAGGATCGTTTAGATAATGGCAGATATATTTGATAGAATAATACAGTTTTTACCTGAAGAAGATAGACAAGCAATTGCAGCTTCAAGACAAACTGGTCCATCAGCTGTTGCAGCAGGACCTGCAACAATGGCTAATGATAGACCATCAGAAGTAGAAGTAGAAGCTATTGCAGATCGATACGTAGCTGAACAAGAAGCAGCTACACAAGGAGATTACAATTTTAAAGATTTAAGTATTAATTCAGGACCTGCTACAGATAAATCAGGTGACGATGAAACAGATCCAGTTGTCACAGGTGGTGGTAAATTGGAAAATATGCCACCAAGTGATGAAACTGTTATAGAAAATGGAAGGTTACTTGTTTACACTATTGTTAGAGACTCTGAAGGTAACATAGTTAGCAGAACATTTAAAAGTGATCTAGGTCCTAGTGGCGGAGGAGGAAGCGGTGGTGGAGGAGAAGTAGCACCAGTACCAGGAGATCCTGTAGAAAAATTTAATGTCAAAGAATTTGCACAAGCTAACTATGGTTTCTTAGGTCAAGAGTTATTAGATTTATTTATTGATGAATACAATGTTAACGGTGGTGACGCAGACGAAGCACTAAGAGGTATGCGTACTACACAAGCATACAAAGATAAGTTTCCTGGAATCTTTAGAGAAGATGGTACAACACTTAGAATAGAGAGTAATACACCTGAATTAGATTACATAAAAATTAAAGAGGATTACAGAACATACTTAGAAGATTACAATTTGAATCCTGATTACTTTGAAAATCAAATGACAGACTTGTTTACTAATGACGTAGATCCTAGTACTTTTGCTAACAGATTAGAAACTGCATATACATCCTTGTTTACACAGTTTGACGCTGTTAAACAATACTACGTACAAAACTATCCTGGTATATTTCCATCAACAGATGATCTAACTGATGAAGCTATATTTGCTTCATTTATTAGTGAAGATATATCATCTGACATAATAGAACAGAGAGTCAAGGTATCACAAATAGGTGGTGCTTTTGGTGAAGAAGACTTGACTATATCTGCAGATCAAGCACAACGATTAGTTAGTGCAGGACTTAGCGGCACAGGTGCGCAACAGATAGCACAAAGAGCAGAAGCTAGGTTACCTAGATTACAACGACTTGCTAAAAGATTTACAGGTAGAGAAGACATCTTTGGTTTATCAGAATTTATTGAATCAGAAGTATTCGGTGAAGGTACAGCAGCACAACTAGAAGAGAGATTAGAGTCAGAACAAGCGTCAGTTTTCACAAGAGCTGAAGGTGCAGCTGCTACACAAGCAGGTGTTACAGGATTAATTGAACAATAATGTTTAAGTGGGTAAGAGCAAGAAATAAAAAAGGTCACTATAAGTCTGACAAAGCATGGACCTGGTGGAATGACGCTTACAAAATAATATTAACAGAACAAGGAAAAAAACTAATTACCGTGTTTTTGTGTGTTATAATAATTCTATTGGCGTGGTCAGTATCCGCCAAGTAAATAATAGATCGACACTCTAGCTTAGGGTTCCTACGTCCTAGCTACGTATTAAATTCGTAGAGGTGTTGTATGCGTATGTTGCAGCGCCGATTCAACATGTAATTAAATTTTGTAACCACTCCCAATATGTACCACACCTTATTGGAGAATAGTGTAATCGTGTGAGAAATGGAGAATATCAATGACAGACGAGCAAACAATGGACGGCATGGAAAACAATGACGGCATAAAAGGTTTAAGAGAAAAACTTAAATCAGTTGAACAAGAGAATAAAGAATTAAAGAGTGTAGTTAAGACTTCACTTTTTAAAGATGTTGGATTAGATCCTGATTCAGGAACTGGTAAAATGGCTTTCGATCTATATGACGGAAAACCAAACACTGGCGAACTAGGATCATGGCTTAAAGAAAACTATAACATCGATACTAACGTACAGCAGAACAACGAAGTAGCTGCTGCGAAGATCGCTGATAGTGACGATAAGTTACAAACTATACAACAAAATTCTGTTGCACAAACACCTGCTGACTGGACACAGAAAATGCAAGATGTTATTTCAAGTGGAGACACATCTGTAAGAGATAGTCTTAGAGCAAAAATAGCTTTACAAGAAGAAGCAAAGAAAAAATAAACTCGTAAGAGTAGAAAGGCAGCTAAAACATGGCAGCAATATCAGGTGCAAACCCAATAGTAGCTAGTGACGTTAATAACTTTACTGGTGAACTATTCAAGATTACACCTCATAGGACACCTTTACTTGCAGCAGCAGGTGGTTTGAATGGTGGAAATGCGATTAACTCGACATTCTTCCAATTCCAAACACAAGACAATGCAGTTGTTACCGCTGTTACTCCTGATGATGAGGGTGGATCCCCAAACTATTCAGGTAGAAGCAGAGCGTCACAACAGGGTGTACTACAGATTTTTCATGAAGCCGCGCAAGTATCTTATACTGCACAAGCAGCTTCAGGCGAAATCGTACCGTTTAATCTTTCAGGGAACTACAAGAACTCTGATCCTGCACTCGCACTAGCAGGAACAAGTCCAATCAATGATGAGTTAGCTTATCAGATGGAATTAGTATTAGAACAAGTCGCAAAGAAAGTAGAGTGGGCAGCATTTAACGCAACTTATTCTGATGGTGCTTCAGGCAACCGTCAGATGAGAGGTCTTAAAGCACACCAAGACTTAACAGGCGGCAACTCCGTTAATAACGATAACGGCGCAGGAACACCTGCAGCTCAAAAAATTAACTGGGACATCATTGCTTCAGCAATGAAAACTCTCTATGACGCAGGTGCGCCAATGAGACAACCAGTACTTTTTGTTTCCCCAACAATGTTGTTGGATCTAAACAAAGAGTTAATTAAAGCTACAGTTGGATCTGTGAATTATGGTATTTTACCAAGAGACAGAAACATTGGAGGTGTTGACATTGATACAGTGGTTACACCATTTGGATCTATCGGTCTAGCATTATCCGATGTCTTGCCTGCAGGTACTATATCAGGATCTAAGCAAGCATTTATCGTTGACCTTAGTTTCGTCAAACCAGTATTCCTTAACATTCCAGGTTATGGAACTATGTTTGTAAGAGACTTAGATCAAAACGATCAAGCAAGAATTGCTAAAGCAGTATATATGGAAATGGCGTTCGATTTCGGACCTCAACAATATCACTGTGCAATTGATAACGTAGTAGGTTAATCCCTATTCATTAATTACTCAAACACCGCTATTCCACCATAGTGGTGTTTTGAGTATGTTAGAATTTACAATATGGTATACGGTAGAAGTAAAAGCACAGTAGCTTTAATAGACATTTCGGATGACGCAAGCAACAGTACATCAGTCAATGTAGATAACATGCTCTTAGCAGGGATAGTATTTCCAGCTGCTATGACTGGATCTAACATTTCTTTTGATTTTTCAGTAGATGGATCATCATGGGTAGATGTAGTTGAGACTGACGGCACAGAGGTATCATACACAGTGAGTGCAGGTAATGCGACACGTGTAGATCCTAGTGGTTGGGCTTTTGCTAGCGGTGGTTTTCTTAGGATTACTTCAGATGGAACAGAAGCTGCAGATAGAAAAATTAATTTAATATTTAGAACTGCTTAGGAGGACCTTTGTCAACATTTGGTCAACTTATTGACAGAACTTACAGAGAGTATCTTAGACCTGTAGAGGAACAAGAACCTCTATCACAAGTAGCTAACCTTGACACTATTACAGGTGGTCAGGGTATAACTGCTACAGGTACAACACTTAAATATAAAGAAGGATTGTTTACGCCTGAAGAAGAAGAACTTATTGGCGCAGGCAGTGTTTTAGAAATAGACAGTGAGTTAGTTATGGTCGAAGACATTAACACTGTATCACGAGAGATCACAGTAGAACGTGGTAGGTTAGGATCTACAGCAGCACAACATGCAGAAGATACCGACATTATTCTTAAACCTAAATATCCGAGACTTAATGTAGCTAATGCTATTGGTGATCAAGTAATTGGATTGTTTCCTGCCTTGTATGCAATAAAGAAAACTACTATTACAACAGCTTCTACACAATTTGTTGAAATGCCTGCAGGTACACAAAGAATATTGCAAGCAAAGATTAATAACAGTACAGCAAACACAACAGTTTATAGTGACATACCCTTAGAGTTAATAACAGACTTTGCAGGATCTACAACAGACGCAGCAGTACAATTCCCTTCAGGACCTACATCAGGTAAAACTGTTTATGTTGTATATGCTTCAAAGTTTACAAGACCATCAGCTGAAACTACAGATTTAAATTCAGTATCAGGGTTAGAAGATTTTCACGAACAGATAGTAATGGTTGGTGCTGTTGCACAGTTATTATCAGAACTAGATGTTGACGCAACAACACAAAACTATATTACAGAAAACTTAGAACAAAGAGGAGTACCTGTTGGATCAGGTGAACGTTTAAGAAATGCTTTACTTAGATACTATGGTGTCTTACTAGATAGAGCGAGAAGAGAACAGAGGTCAAGATTCCCACAAGGTGTGGAACTTTACGGAATAACTTTTACCTAATGCCTTTACCGTCAACGTCTAACGTTTCAAATCCATTAGCTTTTGGATACCAGGCACAAATATCTGATGGCATTACTGATATACTTTTACGTCTAGCAGTAGCACCAGGAAGAGAATTAACTATTACTACCGCACCATTATCTGCGCAACAGGTTAACACAGCACAAGTACCTGAAGAATTTAGAGCAGAGTTTGGTCAATCATTTGCAAGATCTGATTTTTCAGGTGGTGCAGGTTTAGATCAAGCACACAGTAGACAACAAGGCACTAATGACTTTAGAAGATTTTTTGATAGCAAAGGTATAGATGTATTCAAGAATGCGGATGACAGTGGCAAAGCATACTCTATAGAGTTATTAAATGATACCACAGCGATAACAAGCAGAGCTAGTGCAAGTGCTTATCAAGAAATTATTGCACATGAAGATGTATTGTACGTTGGTCAAGGACACAATGTTTATTATTCATCAAACGGTGGAGATACCTGGACAACATCAGATCCTTATTCAGCAGGATCAAGTTTTAATATTACAGGTATGGTTCTTGAAGGACACATACTGTACGTAGCATTAAACGATGGTACAGATAGTATTGTTAGAAAACTTGACGCAGATAACATAGCAGGTGGTTGGTCCAACTATATGAACGTACACTCTAGTCACCTTTATACAGGACTGTTTAATGTTAAGAACTATCTTATTGCAACAGATTCTAATGGTAAGTTACTTGAATTAGACGGTACAGGATCACCAGGTACAATAAAAGATCTACCTTCAGGATCATTGTGGACAAGCGTCGTAGATGGTGGATCAGTAATATTAGCAGCAGCTGATGATGGTTACATATACGCTATTAAAGATGATCTAACATCAGGTCTTGTATTAGCAGGTCAAACTTACATTGAAGGTGAAGACATTGTAGATATGACAGAGAGTAATGGTATTATCTTTTTTTCTACATCGCAAACATCAGCAGGTGACGGTAAGATAGGCAGAGTTTACAGAGCTACTATTGCAACAGACGGAGTTCTTTACACAGTTGATGATAGACAATTGATTAAAGAATTTGGTGACAACAATACAACAGTAGATAAAAGTCCTACTGCATTTTTTAACACAAGAGATCAAATATATTTTGGCATTGTTGATAGTGGTACAGAGACAGATTTATATTCTATATACTTACCTACATTAGGTTACGCTAGAAATATTTATTACACAGGCACATCAGGTAAAGTAACAGGTATAGCTATAGCTAAAGGTAAATTATTTTTTATTGTTGCAGGTATAGGTCTAATTAAAGAAGCTGCCACATTAGTTGATGACGGTTACCTAATACTTCCTGCTGCAGATTTTTATACTTCACAAGCTAAACAATGGATAGGTGGTCGTATCTATACTAACGATATACCCGCAGGTTCTAACGTATTAGCTGAATTTAGTACAGAATTAGACGCATTAGAAGATCCAAATGCTACAAGTTTTTCAACCTTAACAAAAATAGAGACAGCAGAGAGTGGTAATGAAGTTCCTATGATCAATGTAATTAACAGGTGGTTAGTTGCAAAGATAACTATAAGTTCTAATTCAGGAAGAACAGCTAGTCCTGAAGTTTATTCTTATAGCTATCGTGCATTCCCTGAACCTGAAGATATTATTGCACGTATTCCTATTAACGTATCTGATCGTATAGAACGTCCAGGTAAACGTGCTAAGAATATACCTGGTATAGGTAAAAAATTATTTGACGCTGTTAAAAAATTAGAAGGTAAATCAGTAACTCTTACTCTCTTTAAACCTGATGAGATAGTAAGAGGTATTGTAGAAAATGTTACATTACCTATACAAGAGATTACTAAGCTAGGATCTACTATGGTATTTTGTACTATACAAGTACGTGGTCAGAGACAAGCGTCTGCAACTGGAGAAGTTACATCATTAGGTGCGCTTGGTATTGGAAGATTGGGAATACACCAATTTGGTGTGTGATATACTAAACAGGAGAAATTAACCTATGGCAAGTACAAGAAAAGCAGCAGAGACATTTACAAGGAATGCGTTTGAAACTACGCTATCTAGTACATTCGGTGCTACAGACACAACAGCAACAGTAGCTTCTACATCAGGGCTAGTAAGTCCCTGTTATTTAGTTATTGAACCTGATAGTTCAACACAACGTGAGTATGTATTTTTTGATGGAACATTTACTTCTACACAGTTAGTAACTTCTACTGGCGACAATAGATATTTAACAGGATCAGCAGCAGCTTCAGGACTATCACATCCACAGAACTCTGTAGTACGTATGGTTCCTGTACAACAAGTATATGAAGATATGTTTGACGCAATTGGTCAAGTAGTAGATGTAAGTTATGCTTCAGGTACAGCAGGTACACCTAAATTAGCTGCGATCTTAGACGCTAATAATAACAAAATTACAAACCTTACTACACCTACAGCAGCAGCAGATGTTGCAAATAAATCTTATGTTGACGCTAGTGCTGTTACTTTACTCGATGAAGATAACATGGCTAGCAACAGTGCAACAGCAGCTGCTTCACAACAGTCTATAAAAGTATACGTTGATGGACAAGTTGCTACAAAAGCAAGTCTCGGATTAGTAATAGCATTAGGAGGTTAACATGAGTATGTTAATACTTCTTAAAGAAGGTGGTAGTTTAGGTATAGATACAATAGGTAATAAACCTATTGACGAAGATCTAGATTTATTACCTGATACAGGTGGACAACAATCCTTAGCATTTAGATTAATAATGCGAAGTCTATCTACTACTTCTACAGGATCAGGATCAAAACCTCGTGCTATAGTTATGGGAGATAGTTAATTAATTACTAGGAGAATAGAATATGGCAGAATTATTTAAGACAGTCAATGTAGCGTTGGGCGATAGCGCAGACGCTGTAGTTTATACAGCTAACACATCAGGATTAGAAACAGCAATTGTTATACATTGCCAGGTTGCTAATGTTGATGGCTCAAACGCAGCAGATCTTAACATTGACATGAATGATGGTTCAGTAGTTGCAGCTTTAGTCTCAACTTTATCAGTACCTGCTGATAGTGCAGTGAATCCTATTGGAGGAAAACTTGTACTAAAAGCAAATGATGAGTTAAGAGCATGGGCAGGCGCAGCTTCAGATCTTGAATTGACACTTTCTTTATTAGAAATTACCGCATAGGAGTTTTTTAAGATGGGACAATTTGGATATATAGGAAATACAGCACCTGCGCAAAGTGAAACAACAGGTAATAAAGGTATATTCTCTATAGATGAACAACAAGATTTATTAAGCGATAGTAAGTGGGCTAAAACAGGTCCAGTTATTGAGTATGTACTTATTGCAGGCGGCGGTGGCGGTAGAAGCGGAAATGTTTCTGGCGGTGGTGGCGGAGGTGCAGGAGAAGTTCGTACTGGTTCTATAGCTACAGCTAAGGGTGCTGCAATAACAGTTGATATTGGTGCAGGTGGAGGTAGTAATGCTAAAGGTTCAGATAGTACAGTCACAATAGGAGGAGTCACAGTAACTCGTTGTAATGGTGGAGGAACTTACAATAGCAAACAAGGTGGTTCAGGTGGCGGAGGTGCTTATGGTAACTCTCCTAATCATGGTGGCGTAACTCAACCTTATCAAGTTGAAGATGGTGCTTTAATCGCAGTTCAAGATAGCGGTTTTGGTTATGACAATGTAGGTCACGAAGGTGGTACTGCAGGTGGCGGAGATGGTCGCAATGGTTCAGGTGGCGGTGCAGCAGGTGCAAAAGGAAATAACGCAGGTTCGAGAAGTCATGGTAGTGGCGGTGCAGGAACAAATGCTTACTCTACATGGGCAACAGCAACATCATCAGGTTCAGGTAGTCAGTACGCAGGTGGTGGCGGAGGTGCAAGTTTTACAGGTACTGCAGGTGGCGGTTCAGGTGGTGCAGGTTCAGGTGCTTATGGTACTGGTGGTTCAGCTTCAGCTAACACAGGTTCAGGTGGAGGTGCAGGTGGTGCAGGGTATGGAAATAATTCAGGAACATCAGGTAATGGTGGTAATGGTGGTTCAGGAATTTTCTTATTAAGATATTCTGACACATTAGCAGACGCAGCTAGTACAACAGGTTCGCCAACTTTATATACAACAGGTGGATATAAATATTATAAATTTACAGGAGATGGGACAATAACTTTCTAATGGCACATTTTGCAAAAGTAATAGATGGAACAGTAGAACAAGTAACAGTAGTTGCTAATGAAGTTTTATTAGATGAAAATGGAGATGAACAAGAAACTCTTGGACAAACATTTTTGACTGATACTTTTGGAGAAGCAACATGGGTCCAATGTTCATATAATGAAAACGTTAAGAAAAGATTTCCTGGTGTAGGTGATCTGTATGACGCTGACAATGATCTATTTCACAAACCAAAACCATATCCTAGTTGGGTATTAAATACAACAACAGGTTATTGGGAAGCACCTATAGCTAAACCAACTGTATCTAGTGAAGGTGTATCTATTGATGGTGATGATGTTGGAACAGAAATAGATTGTAGATGGGATGAAGACGCCTATCAAGCAGATAACACAACAGGTTGGGTTGTTTTAACTATGGATTTATACACTGGTGATTTAGAAGATACTGGAGTATACTAAATACAAAAGGTGGAACTTGCATTTACATACAAATATTTTATCTGACGACAATTACAATTCTTTATTAAACATAACAACAGGTAATTATTTTGCTTGGTATCATTACGCAACTTCATTGCATAAAGAATTATCAACACAAGATGATGATTTTATGTTTGCACACAGTTTATATGATGTAAACACAGGTATAAATAGTCCACAATTTCAAGAGTTTATTCCTTTATTAAATACAATTAGTGCTTATGTTGGTAAAAAACATACTAATCTTTTAAGAATAAAAGCTAATTTATACACAAATAGTGGTGTTAATATAACGCATGAACAACATGAAGATTATCCTGAATTAGATAGTTACACAACAGCAGTTTATAATTTAACAACTTGTAATGGTGGTACTAAATTTTATAAACCTAATAAATTTTTTGATAGTGTACAAAATAGTCTGCTAGTTTTTGATGGTAAAAGTTTACATAGTGGAGTTACACAATCAGATACTCCTATAAGAGTATTAGTTAACTTTGATTTTTCATGATCAATATTTATTATTCTGCATTCAATCATCCAACTGAAGATGATTTTTCTTGGATGTATGAAGAACCACAGTCTTTGTTTAAAAGCAAAATTAAAAACAAAAATAAAAATAGACAAAAAGATATGCCAGGATTTGATGAATGTACAGCTTTTCAAGATTTAGGTACGCATACATTAGTTATAAAAAATCCAATACAAACACATAGTAAATTTACTGATTTTTATTTACCTAATAGACAATCACCAGTAATACCTACTTCTAAAAACCATATGCATTCAGAAATATTAAGAGACGATACATTAACAGGACAAAAGATGTTTGATTATCATATGCCACATATATTTTTTGCAGATAAATCTGTAGATATAACCTTGACTGCACCTTATTTTCATCAAGCAAAACATACTAAATATGGTGCTGTTGTTCCAGGTAGATATGATATAGGCAGTTGGTTTAGACCTTTACGATTTGAAATAAATTTATGGGAAGGTATAAACGAATGGAAGATAGAAGAAGATGAACCTTTAGCTTATGTAAACTTTAATACACAAGAAAAAATAAAATTACATAGATTTCATTTAACTGAAAAACTATACAACATAGCAAGTTCGTGTGCTGAAAGTTCTGCTTGGTGGAGTGGTGTGCCTTTAGCAAAAAGATATGCAAAGTTTCATGCTTCAAATGCGCAGAAAAAAGTGTTAGAAGAAATTAAATTAAATATTGTATGATACGATCTACAAATATTAAGTAGCTAAGTAGCCACATGTTATAATATTCTTTATGGATTATTTAATTGGATTTATTTTTGGATATAGTGTAAAAGAAATATATAAATTATTAAAGTATATAAGCACATCTGAAACTATTTTCTTAGATGAGGACTGGGATATGTTATCCCATGATGACTTACCATAATGACTACTTCCAATGGCTTTACCCAAAAAGAATTAAACAAAATGATCTTTGACAAATTAGATGACATTGATAAAAAGCTAGATGAGAAGTTAGATAAATCAGAATTTTATAAAGTAATAGGATTAGTTGCCACAGTTATATTAATTGTAGGTAGCTTCTTAATGTAATGAAGGGTTACAAATTGTATTGGAATATATCTAAACGTATGATAGCTGTCTTTATAGCACAAGCATTAAGTGTTATAGGTGCAGGCAGTCTTGTAGGTATAGATGTATTTAGTTCTGCATTACTAGCAGGATTACTTGGAGTAGCTAACGTACTAGAAATCTTAGCGAGAAAATATCTTAATGATGGACAACTGACATACGATGAAGTCAACCAGGCATTCGGTATTCTTGATAGTAAAACACATAACGATATGAACGGGAGAGGAATAGATCATGGGTAGTGACGGTTGTTGCGGTGGTGGTTGTTGCGGAACTAAGTAAGTTCCGTGTTATATAAATTTAATAGTCTAGTACGTATATGTATCGTACTTTTTCTTATAGTACCTATACCTGTAGTCGCAGAGGAAGTACCTAACGAAGTTACCATCAACGAAGATTTCAGTGATGACACTTATCAAGAAGGTTTAACTATTAGCGGAGGTAGTATTGCTGCGTATATTTACTGTAATGAACAAGGTAGGTATGGAACTACAGGTTGTTCACTAGCTTTACAAAGCGGTACTTATGTATTTGAATTTGCAGAAGATGTATATGAAGTAGCATTTCTAGTTGGTGCAGTAAATAATACTTATGATGTTAAGTATTACTACTCTGATGAAACAGATGAAACTATAAACAAAGCAGCACAATCTTGGGGAGAAGATGGCAATACTATGTATGATGATTTCTACAAATCATTCACTGATTACAACAATGATGAAGCTAACACAGATAAATTTATTACAAAGTTTGAAGTTATATTAACTGATATATCTGTATTAGACACACTGTACTGGCAGTATGTAGAGATCCCTGTGACTACTACATCTAGTACAACATCTACTACCACTACTACCACAACTACAACCACAACTGTTCCACCTCCTCCTCCACCTCCACCTCCTCCACCTCCTCCACCCCCTCCAACACCACAAGAAATTATTGTAGATATAGTTGTTGAAGGTGTTGATAAAACATACACACAGGCAGACGTTAATGATGGGACTATAGAGAGAGATCAGGAACGTATAGATAATGAAAATGAATACGGTTGTTTTATGACTGACGCACAGATAGATCGTGGTGATTGTGAAATACCTAAACCTAAAGAAGAGATTGAGATTCTAGAGGAAGATGTTGAGATCATAGAAGAAGAAGATATAATTAAGGAAGAGGTAATAATTGAAGAAGAAGTTAAAGAAGATGTGGATGACATCCTTCCTAAGAATGATAATTCTATACTCGACACACCTAAAGAGGAAGTTATTGAAGATGAAGTGGTGGAGTTTGAAGAACAACCTATTGAGTTCGAGATTATTGAATTTGATTTGGAAGATATTGTTACCGAAATCGTGGATGAGATACCAATACAAGATGAAATAGAGGAGATTGTAGATGAAAAGAATGATGAGAAAATTTTGGATGAGTCAATACAGGAAGTTGTTGAAGAAGATACAAAACGAGACACTCCAGGAGTGGAAGATACAGAACCCTTAGATCTTACTGAAGAAGAAATACAGGAAGAAGTTTCACAAATAGAAGACATTGTGAATCTACCAATAACAGAGGAGACTGATGAAGAATCTAAACAAGAAGCAATACAAGAGTATGTACAAGACCTTACCGAAGAAGAAGTTGTTGAAGTCCTTGAAGAAGTAAATGACATTGGTGTACAAAATCTTGATCAAGCTACAGAAGAAATACAGGAAGTTGTGCAAGCTGTTGTTGAAGAAGCTATTGCTGATGTACAAGAACTAACAGAAGAACAAGTAGAAGTAGTTGCAGAAGTTTTACAAGTAGAAGCAGCTGACGTGGAGATCATTGCTGCAGCTGTAAAAAAAGATGAAGCTATTAGTGAAGCTGTAGAAGAGTATGTCGAGAGAGCAGTAGAGAATAGTGATGTGGAAAACTACTCACTTGCTGACGTAGTGACAGAGGTACAGACAGAACAATTCCTTGCTGATCCAATAGGTTCATTCGTTGACATACAGATAGATCAAATAGATCTAGCAGAAATTGGATCAGATATGACAAGCGATCAAAAAGAAAAAGCACAAGAAGTTGTAGTACCAGTGATCATAGCTTCGCAAATTATAGCTAGTATGCAAGTGGTACCCGTTAGAATAAGACGTAGCTAATGAAATATATTAAAAAATTATTTACATGGGTAGGAGAGATCCTTAAAGAAACTATTGCGCAAACGTTTACGTTGCTAGGTTTTTTTATAGCATGGCTAACCCTCACAGGAACAGCAAAAGATATAGTAGGTATTGCTATACTTCTATCAATAGTCTTATGGTTATTAACAATAGGTTTACGTAAAGATAAACCTGAAGATAAAAATAAAAAGAAAGTGAGCAGATAATGCCTTACAGCAAAACAGGTAAGAAAAAGAAATACTCTTCCAAGCGTAAGAAAAAAATGACTAAGTAGTTATGGCTATTAACTACAGAGGACAATCCTTTAGTGGTTACAACAAACCTAAAGCACAAACGTCTGGCGGTAAATCACATGTTGTTTTGGCTAAAGAAAAAGGTACTGTCAAGATGGTACGCTTTGGGCAAGCAGGCAAAAAAGGTAGTCCTAAAGGAACTAAAAGAAATCAAAACTTCCATGCAAGACATAAGTGTTCTTCTAAGAAGAGCAAACTTACAGCAGGTTATTGGGCTTGCAAACATAAATGGTAGGTTATAATATACTATGGCAAAAAAAAGTAAACCCGTATGGGACAAACCAAGACCTAGTGGATTAGGTAAAAGCAAGAAGCTATCACCTGCACAAAAGTCTAAAGCAAAAGCAAGAGCTAAAGCTAATGGTCGCAAGTACCCTAACATGGTGGATAATATGTGGGCAGCAAACAGATAATATATTTTGAAAGTATCTTGTCCTAAATGCGGACAACCACTTGAAGTAGATTTAAACCCGTTTAAATTATACTGTACAAATCCTGATTGTTTAGACTATACTAAGATAAACAGGGAGTCTATATGAAGATACAAGTTGTAAGAACACAGTTCGGTATTGACGCTACCAATGGAATGATGTTTATCGATGGTAAGTTTGAAAATTATACCCTCGAAGATCAGTATCAAGCAGTCAAAGTTATGCACGAAACCTGCATACCTGAAGGTACATATGCAATTAAATTTAGAAAAGTTGGTGGGTTCCACGCTAAATATAGCGCACGTTATAAGAATGCACACTATGGTATGCTTGAACTACAAGATGTACCCGACTTTAAATATATATTAATTCATTCAGGCAACACCGATGAGCATACTTCGGGTTGTATATTGACAGGAAATTCTCAACAAGATCTTGACTTAGGTAAAGACGGTATGATTGGACAGTCACGTAACGCGTATGAACGTATGTACAAAAAAGTGGCAGCAGTATTACTACAAGGTAAACCAGTCACATTAGAGGTTAGCAAGATAAATCTTGATGGTTCAAGCGAACCACAACAAAGTTCCGATAGTAAAATGTTACATGCTATTCACGAAAAAGTGACACGCATAGACAGTAAGCTAAGAGGAAAACCTATTATATAGATTGGAGTAATATGAGTGACGAACTCAAACAACTTGTTGAAAAAGTTGTATGGACATTCATCGAAGCATTCGGTTCTGCTTTGTTGGTTGGTCCTGCATTAGACCTAGAAATTACAACACTTGAAGCTGCAGCAATTGCAGGTGGCGGTGCCGTAATAGTAGTGTTAAAAGAGTATGCAAAAAAACAACTCGCAGGTAAGTAAACTTACCGAAACCCAACAGGACGTAGC